GATTCCAAGTCGAACAAAGAAACTGGAATGAAGGAAGTGAAGTGGAGAATGGGTCAAATAAGCGCTTGACTTCGACAGCCTCATACAAGGACAAGCCCCACAGCGAACGCAGAAGCTCACCGACCTGACGCTCGTGAGTGCCGGCCTTCCGGTTCGTGGCGGCCCGCAGTACCGCCCCGACCTCGTCTTGGATGCAGAGCATGACGGGTTGATCCGTGAGGCGCTGGAAGACGGCAGACCCGGAATGGAAGCGGGACGGTCCGATATGGGCGTCGGCCTTGGCGGCTCCCATCAGCCGCATGGCGGCGTCGAGCACGTGCTGCTTGCCGGCGCCGCTGCGGGCGATCGACACCACGTACAAATGCGTCGCCGAATTGGTGGGACCGGCTACCCGCCTTCCAATCAGGGTACCGACCACGGTGATGGCGGCCCCCAAGGCCAGCACCCGGTTCGGCCGCCGCGACGTGGCGATGATCCAGTCAACGATATCCCCGACCAGGCCCGGCGGGTGGGTGAAGACTTCGAGATCGTCCCTGAGAGGCGGCACTGGCGCCAGCTTCGGTTCCGTATCAGCCGTCGACTGATCCTTGGATTCCGGTTGCGCGTCCGGCCGTGCTGGCTCCAGCTTCGAACTTGCCGCAGCTTTCACCGGTTCCTGCGCCGGCACCAGGCCGGACACATCGACCTCGACGCCGAATCCGATTCGCTCGCTCAGGAACCGGAACGCGGTATCGCAGCTGCAAGCGGCCATGACCAGATCGATCGGCGTGTAGCCCTGGTCGGCGCCGAAGTCCCGGATCCCAGCCGAAACGATCTTGAGGTTCAGATGCCGCTTCTCGGTGGGCCGGTTGGTGGTTGACGGCCGCCACAGCGCCACCGCCTCATAGCCGCCACGTGCCGGCCGGCACCTGTAGAGCCCCAGTGCCGGCACCCAGGCGGCCAAATTTCCGAGCGCCCGTTCATTGAGCTGCCGATAGGGGCTGTCGGCGTCGCCATTGACGGCGTGCCGTCCTGAGCGCTCGTCGAAGGACGGTTCCGGGCGATATCCCAGCGGCGTCAGGGCTGCGGTGATCCGCTCTGTAATATCCGCCGGCAGTATCGGCAGATCCTCCGGCGCCACATCCTCCAAGGTCTCCGAGGTCAGCCAACGATAGGGCTGCTGGGTGTCGGGATGGATGGTCGGCGGCAGAACGGTTTGCCGGCCCGGACCAATGAGGTCGACCACCCGCTTTCCATCGATGTTCCAGCTTTTGGATTCTATTACCTCGGGACCGTAATAGAATCCGGTCTCGCCCTTCTGGCCGCGCTTACGCACAGGTGACGGCGGCAACACCTTCCGCAACGCGGCCGTGATGACGGGGTCATCGGTGTCGGTGTCGACCGCAATCAATCCCTTGTATCCGCCGACGACGCAGAGCCCGGAATCACCCGCCGCCCACCTCGCTCTTTCCATCGACGACGGCACGCCAGTATTGAAGCGCCGCTGCCAATTCGCCAACCCGATCCAGCAACCGGCAAACAAAAAGCCAGGCCGCTTGGTGCCAGGCATGATGGGCAATGCGCCGTAACCGCGCTCGATCAGCCGTTCGCTTAATTCCGCGTAAATGCCCACGTGGCTCTCCTAAAAAGGCGGATGCTTTTCGAGGATTTTCCGGCGCAGCGTTTGTTCGAACCCGACGATCAGCCGGCGCAGAAATTCGCGCCATTCCGTCTCGGATAATTTGGCGAGATCGGTCGTGCCGACCTCTTCGAGATATCCGGCGGCGTCGGCACCAGCCTCGAACGCGGCGCCCTGTTCGAGGGCGTCGAGAATTACGTCTGGCATTTTGTAGACACTCCGTGCGACGCGATGGCAGCCGACATCATCACAAAGCCATGCGATCGGACTCCTGTGATGCGGCGTAAATCCGAGCCACATGGCGCGGCGCCGGCACACCATGCATGCGGTCGGCTCCGTGGTTGCGAAGCGAAGGGCGGCAGTCACCAAGGCACCATGTCGTTGATGGGTTCCTGCTTCATGGCTTCGAAGGCGGCCTCACGCGACCCGCGAACCCAGGTATTAAAATTGCGGTCGACATCGACCACGGCGCCATTACGGTGCAGCCGCCGATCGGCGACGTTCCAGTACTGGCCGTTGCGATAAATCGTGATTTCGAACGGGCGGCCGAGCTCGTCTGCGCGCACGACTGCCTCGCGAACGGTTATCGGCACGGGCGCTTCGCCACCCATGGCGAACCACCACTTCTCGGCGCGTGCGCGGGCGTAGCCGTCGCGTTGTAGGCTCACATATTCGCTGTAGACCGTCAGGCCGCACAAATAGTCGACGCGCAGGCTGGGCGGCGCCAAAGGATCGTTTCGCTTGTGGTGAATGCGGTACGAGGTGCTGGTCACCTCGATCCAGCTCTGGCCGGTCGACAGCACCGGCATCGCGTCGGCGACAGTTGCGTGCTTCGCCATCGGGGCCGGGCGCGGCCACTGATACCCGCAAGCCGGACATTCGTAGGTGTTGATCGCAACCAGCTCGTCGCACTCCGGGCACGCCTTCACCGGCGCCTCGCCCGGCACACCGGACTTGGACTTGGGATCGACACTGTCTACCGGCCCGTGCCGCCGGACATTGCCCGCGAAGTCCAAAACCAGGCAGTTGGTCTTCCCTTCCGCCTTGCGCGTACCGCGGCCGACCATCTGGACGTAGAGGCCAGTCGACAGCGTCGGCCGCAGCATCGCCAGCAGGTCGACCTGCGGCACGTTGAATCCGGTCGTCAGGACATTGACGTTGACAAGGCAGGTGATCTCGCCCGCCTTGTAGGCGGCAATAATTTCTTCGCGCTCATGGGTGGGCGTCTCCCCGAGCACTGCCTCGACGGCGACGCCATGTGCACGCAACACATCTCGAACGTGCAGGGCGTGATCGATACCGGTGCAGAAGACGAGCCAGCACCGGCGGCCAATGCCCTGCTTGACGATCTCGGCGCAGGCCCCGCGGACGACCTCCTCGATATTGGACGCCGCCTGCAACTCGCTCTCGATGAACTCACCGCCGCGCCGGCCAACACCGGTGACGTCGATCTGCGTGTCCGTCTTCTTGGACGACAACGCCGACAACCAGCCGTCGCGGATTCCTTCGCCGATGCCGTAGTTGAAGACAATGTCGTCGAATATCTTGCCGTCGCCCTCGTCGAGGCGGCCGCTGTCGAGCCTGTACGGTGTCGCAGTGAATCCGGCGATCCGCATCTCGGGATCGACCTGGCGCAGGTCGTCAAGCAAGCTGCGGTACATCCCGTCGCCGTCGTGCGGCACCAAATGTGCTTCGTCGACAAGAACAAGGTTTCTTTTGCCGACTGCCTCGGGGTTGCGGAACACACTTTGGATCGACGCAAATAAAACAGGATGATCGAGATCGCGCCTGCCGAGCGCGGCGCAATTAATTCCAACCGGGGCGTCCGGCCACAGCGCCAAGACGTGATCGACGTTCTGTTTGATCAGCTCCTGCACATGCGCCAGTGCGAGGATGCGCAGGTCCGGGCACCGCTGCATCAGGTCCCGGATCAGCCACGCAATGACCAGGCTCTTGCCCGTGGCGGTCGCCATCGCGACGAGCGGGTGACCGCCACCGTTCTGCCAATACGCTTCGAGCGCGTCGAGCGCTTGACGCTGGTATAGGCGAAGGTCGAACATTAAGCCGCCGCCCCACCCTGCGTTTTCTTGTGCCACGGCGCAGAGCCGGCAGGCGCCGGACCCGCCGTCGAAGCAGCAGATGCCGGCTTCGGAGCGGGAACCGGCGAGGCCGCGGCCTCGGCGGTCTCGCTGTCGCCGAGCGGCGAGACCTTCACCACCCGATTCTTGTCGGGGTACATGCCATTCTTGTCGGCCTCGATCGCAATGCCGAGACGAACCGGCACAAACAACAAAGGCTCGACGGTCTTCAGTGGTATGGCGGCCCCGACCGCGGCGATGACCGCATTCAACATTTTTTGACCAAAATGCTGCGCACCGGCCTTCGGATGGAGGAAGCCGATGTTCTGCCAAATCTGCCGGTTCTCGTATTCGCCTTCGAGGACCTTCCAGATCAGGGTCAGCTGATATCCGTTACCGGACTTCGGCGGCGCAATCCGACCTTCGATCGCCTGGGCCAAATATTCGCCGGGCGGCAACAGATCGAACCCGCCGAGATCCGTGGGGCTGTAAGGGCCTTCGGGAAATTCCAAGCTCATATGTTTTATCCTTTCAGGTTTGATTGGGATTGGTTTGCTGCGACTGATTTTTGCGAACGCTTCGTCTGTGCATCGCGTTCTGTGCGACAGCACTGCTCGTGCCACGCCCTGAACGCGTCGAGGTGCTTCTGTTCGGAAGCAATTTCCTTCTGCAGGCGATTGATGGTTTTGAGGCGATCGAGCCGTGTGAGCTCTTCTCGCTTGAGATAAACTGGCTCCTTGGTGTTCATATTTGTCCTTTGGTTGGGTTGGGTTTTGCCGCGCTGTCATTCCGCCGCGGCAGGCGGGAAGAACGGCGCGAGCACTGCGCCGTAGTCGAGGTTCTGGGGGATCATGATTTTCGGCGGCAGGCCGTAGCGGTTTTTCGCCGTGAAGGACGGGCGTCCCTCGCAGTGCAGCCACCTCGCGCTGCCACCATCGGCGCGGGCGCGCTTTTTGCCGAAGCCAATATCCTCGCTCTGGATATTCAGGTCGGGGGCGAGAAATAAAATCGCGTCCGCCCAGTCCTGCACCAGGCCACGTGCGCGTTTGTGCAAACGCAATTGGTAGCTCGTATAGGAAGCGGCCCGGGGATCGTCGATGCGCTCGATAGCGGAATGTGCCAAGAGGACGATCGTCATTCCGCGTTCACGACGCAGAAAATCGAGGCCGGCGAGGAAGTCGAGCCAATAATTATCGGCGACGACATATCCTTTTCCGTAACCCGGTGTCTCGATCGATGCCCATCCATTCGCGGTGCAGGCTTCGCGCCAGATCAACGGCTCCAGCGGGTCCGAGCTATCGACGACGAGCGCGCGTTGGTCGTGCGGCTCAGTGCCAAGGAAAGACATGCAGCTGAGCACGCCTTTAAAAGTGTCCTGCAGCCCGAACGTGCTCATGGTGAGCCCGCGAGGGATTCCCTCTTCGGTCTGCAGAATTACCGGCGAAGGGAATTTGCTGCTCAAAGTGGTTTTGCCAGCCCCCTCGGGTCCGTAGATGAGAATGCGGGGCGGTAGCGTCGCGGTGGCCGTGTGGATGGGGCTCATGACTGCTCTCCGAGCAAGCGATCGAGCACCGCGGCGATCGGTCCATTGGGGGCCAGGCCCGCGCGGATGGTGGTTGCGTCGATTCCGGCCTGCAGCGCGAACGACAGCAGAATGGCGCTGTCCCTCAGGATGGTGTCGATCGCGGTGCCGCCCTTGTGGGCATCGATAAACACCTCGCCGAGCCTGCCGTCGCCGAATTTGCCGGCTCCGACGATGAGCTTGAATCCGGCATGCTCGATCTCGGCGACATCATGCCGGCGGCGATCCGGGAGGCGCTCGCGGCTCATGGCGCGTCCCTCCGCAGCCACCGCGTTTCGGCCTCGCCGGAGTATCCGTGCTCAAAGATCAACCAGCAGAAATCCACTCGACCGCCGCCGGGCTTATGGCCGGCCTCCAGGTACGATCCCGGCGGCATCGGCGGCCGGGGCGACACGAGCCAGACGCGGCGAAGCGGCGCATCCATGAGCCAGGTCGCGGCATTGAGCCTCGCGACCGGGAAGATGACAGCGACCTTGCGCCTGGCCAGTTTCAGCGCGAGCTGCGTAAAGTTGGGAAGTGCGCGAAACGCCGGATTGCTGACAATGTTGTCGGCGGGGTTAACGCAGTCGCGAAAGTCGGCCTGGTATTTAATCGCGTCAATCTCAGCGTCACCGCTCGGACGAATTACGATATCGCTGGCCCTGACGGCGTAGCCCGCATCCTTGGCCGAGCGCAAAACGCGGCCCCATCCGCAATTCGGGTCATAAATCTCACCGTGGAATTTTTCTTCCTCGAAGAGCCGGATCGAGCACCACCGAGGCTCGACATACCAATCGTTCGCGTCGCGCTCCCAGATATGTGAGTTGCGCGACACCGCACCGATCAGGCGATCGCGCAATACCTTGCGTGGATTCTTGACGTCGTCAGGTGGTGTCGATATTTGCATAGACGTATCTCCTTGGTACCCGAGCTATGGCGGCTCGGATCGGTGAAGCTGAAGAAGGTGGTGAAGGCGGTCGGACTTCCGGGTCGGGATGATCTCTCAAGTCGGCCCCGGCAAAACGCTGCCTCCCGAGAGCCCGTCGGATTCCGGCGGGCTTTTGCTTAGGCAGTTGCCAAGTTGGAGTTCGCGCGTCACTTTGCGTCCCAAAGGTTGGGCGTTGCAGCGCGACGGCCGTCGGTGCTATCGGGAAGGTCTTACGCGACGGATTTGCGACTTCCCAATGCCCCGCCCCGCCGAGCTGCGGGGTTTTCCTTTAAGCGGGTTTGCCTTCGCTGGTGGCGGCACGGCGCCGGTCGTCGAGATAGCGGCGGCAGATCGCCCGAAGGATCGAGCTTACCGAGCGATCTTCGGCCTCTGCCGCGTCGTGGAGATCGCGACGCAAGTCGGCAGGCCCGACAAAGTTGATCGTCGTGTAGGCGGGATTTTTCATTGCGCCTTCCTTCACTGTGGGTGGCACGCTTTCGGCTATGCACGGAGGAAGCCACCAAGGCATTGCGGGCAGTCGATGCCCACATCCGCCGCCATCCGACTGCCACCAAGCGTCGTCAGTTAGCGCAATTCATTTGGGAGTTTACCGCGCTGGTTCGAGGGACAATCCCGGGGACATTTTTCAGAACTGTCCCTCTCTATGTTTTGAGAAAATGTCCCTCACCGCTGCTTGCGCCGGGCGCGCTGAATCCTGAGCAGGCGCTTCCGGGTGGCGACCTTTGACAAGCCGAACTGTGGGCGCCCATCTTCGTTTCGAAGCCTCTCATGAATTCGTTGGGCCGCCTGGCCCAATTTCAGTTTCTCGGGACCGGTTCGGAGGAATTCGTAATATTCCCAGAGCAGGTCGTCCTGAAGAAGCTTTTGGTTCCTCTTTGCCGACCTGCGCGGTCGCGGTCCCGGCCTATACTCGATCACCCATTTGCACCTCTGTTGCAGGGGCGCGAGAAGGGCCTCGAGCTGGGCGGCGAACGCATTGTGGCACCGCTCAGCCTCCGCGAGGGGCGTGAACAGCGAGAGGATGGCCGGGGGAAATAGATAAAAGAGGGTATCGTCCTTGGGATGATCAGCAAGCACCCGCTGCAGTTCATCAATCCGGGAGCTAAGCTTCTTGGCGTATGTTTTGTTCATGGGTCCCCGCAGGACCCGCCGGCTTGTGACGAAGCGATGCCGTTCCCCGAAACGAAAGGGCTTGACTGAATCAGTCGGCTGGGGAGGATCGGGATTGTCAGTACCGATCTTTTCCCCGCTTGCCGGGGATACGGCCCGCCGTCCCCCGGCGGGTCGTTGTGCTTTTAGAGTGATTCCGAGAATCAACGCGCATTAGGCCAAAAGCCGGCGGCTTCGAAAAGCTACAGTCGCCCGGCGTCGGTTCCACATCTGCTGGGAAACGGGAGAACCGCATGCCGTCACGACCGAAGCCGCCGCCACCACAGCCGCCAAGGCCGCCAGCACCGCCGCCGGGAGCGGTCCCGCTCTAAAACACCAGCGGTCGGTTTGGAATGATAGCCACCCCATGGATTTCTGGGGACAACCTCCCGCCTGCGGCCCAGGCGCCGCCGAGATAGGTCCGCAGGATTGCGGTCGCCATGATGTTGAGCGGCTCACCCATCAGCTCGGCCGCCTCGTTGACGAGGATCGACAGTTGCCCGAATCGCAGATGCGCCATCGGACCACCAAGCCGGTCCCCGACGACACGCTGCACAGCCGCATAGGTCGCATCCTCTGGCGGGGCAGATTGTGAACGTAATGCTCATGCCCTGGGAACGCCCAAAACACTGTTTGGCCGATCCCAGACATCGCTGGGTTTAAAACGGCCTCGTAGGAAGTCAGCTGGTGCGTTATTTCGAGGTGCCGGCTACCTCAGCAGCCCCGACTTTCATCGCCAAGCCGCTTTCTTGCTTCCTCTGATACCGGCGCCTGCTTCGGTCATCAGGGTCGTAGTGCCGGTAGTAGCTTTGCCATTGGGCGCCGAAACCCTCTGGCCTCGTCGTTTTTGCTTGGGTGTTTGTACTTGTGTCCGTGGACTCAGTTTTTCTGAACCCACTACCCTTCGTTAGCCATCGCCGCCACTGCTTCGAGATGATGCGGACGATGTTCGTCAGCGAGCGTTGCCCTTTCCTCCGCCGCTCCTGCACGTCGAGTAGGACGAACTTGCGGGCCTTGCGGAAGGCCTCCTGCACGACCGTCTTGCAGGTGCCCGCCCTGGCAGCGATGGCATCGAGGCAAAGGGTGCAACACCCATGGGTCACGGCCTCGCTCCCCGCGACGAGAAGGGCGGACTTCTCAGCTGTGGTGAACTTGGCGCTGAGATGCTGCGGTAGAGCCAAGTCCGCGAGGCGGCGGCGGCGTTCGATGGAAGCCTGCCGGTCCGGCGAGCGTTGATAGGGCCGCCGTGGCCGTGCAGGCCTCCGTGGTGCGCTTCTTCGTCTGTCTGCGGTGGCGAGGCGGTCCTGCGCCCGGCGGGCGTCGATGGCCTCCCACAGGCGCTGGTGGTCGTCTTCACCAAGCGCCCCGTTGGCGTAGGCTCTTGAGATATCGCTCCCCAACTGGGCAAGTTCGGTCGCTCGTGCACCGTCTATGGTGCACAGCATATGGTCTACAAGCATCTGACCTCCGGTAGCCCGGGAAGGCCGGCCGGTGGGCAAAGCGAGAGCGCTCTCAAAAATGAGTTGCGCCAAATCAGATTTTCGGGGAGAACAGGAATTGTCAGTTATCTGTTCATCCCCGGCTCTGCCGGGACACCGGCGCGCCCTCCAAGGGCGCGTTTGTGTTTTCTGGGTCTAGTGATTTCCCTTCATTACAAGCCGGCCTGTCCGGCTCCGTTAAGCTCTGATGCAGCACGCGCCGCTTTCCGTTGGGCGGCGGCTTGCCGCTTGTTGATCCTGTCCTTGCGCA